CATCCTTGAGCTTACGCAGCTTGGCGATAGTCAGATTGTTGGTCAGAAAGCGAGCATTCTGACGGTACTTTTTGGGCAACCCATAGATCAGATCGAGCACGGCATCCGAGCCAATGTCAGCGGCAGCACCGCTGTTGATGGCCTTGATCGCGCCGAAGGGATGCTTTGCTGCATTGGAGCCGCCTTCGACATAGGTCAAGATTCCCGCCGGCTTCTTGACGCCGTCCCCGCTGATGAATGCGGTGCCTTCCTGCTCCGCAAATTCGGCCTTCACCTCGCTGGACAACCACGCGTCCAGGTTGATTTCCGAGTCATCGAGGATCTGCTGCGTTGCGGCGGGGTTGGCGTAAATTTCGCCATGGCCGAAACCAAGCGCCTTGAGGTTCGGAGTGGCCGTTTCAGGGCGCTGATCCGTCTCGCCCACCCAGCCGGAGCCGGTGCCGCCCATGTTGAACAGCTTGGTCCAACCGGCCTTGCTGGTGGGTTGGACCTGGGCCAGTTCGCGCATGGGCGACTCTTCACGCAGCATGTCGGTAATGGTCCGGTCCCACTCGACGGGCGTGAGAAACCCGCCCTCTTCCGCCACCCCTTTATTGAGCGCCGCTTGCACATCGCCCTTGCGCATGTGGGCGTTGAAGGCGCCGGTGTATTCAGCATCCTTGACCCCGGAGCCCGGCGTGCCGTGTTGGGCGGCAGCCAACTTGGTGTGCGCGTCTTCGATCTCTTTGCTGTGCTGATCGAGGTCGCTGTTGATCTTGTCCAGCTTTGCCTGGAACTCCGCGGTCCCTTGGCCCTGCTTCAGTGCTTGCAGTTCTTGCGTGTGGGTCGCCTTGAATGCTTCAAAGGCCTTACCCAGCTCTTCGATGGTCTTGTTAACGTCAGTCATGTTTCTAGCCCTTCATGGCTTGTAGGAGACTCAGCAGCGAACTTGCTGCCACGGGTTGCGGTGCCGAATCGCTCAGGCCGCTAGGTTTTTTGGCCGAATCACTCAGGCCAGTCTTGAAATCAGAGATAAGTCGTTGCGCTTCGCTTCGCGGCATCCCGCTCGACCGCAACGCAGCCTCAATCCGGCGAACGGCAGCGGCCTGTGCCCCTGGGCCGCCGTCCTTGATTGCGGCGTCGTCCAGCAGCGCATCTGCCCAACCTTCGTTGACAGCGGCCGACCCTCCAATCCAGCTTTCTTTGTCCATCAGCGTCTGGATGCGCTCAAGGGAAATTCCTGTGCGCGCCTGGTAAACGTCGGCCATGGCGGTATCGAAAGGCGCCATCTGCTCAGCCAGCTGGGCAAAGTCATGCCTATTCCCGGCTGCCAGGCACCAGCAGTTATGGATCATCAGGAACGAAGGCCGGCCGATACGGATATCGTCGCCAGCCATTGCGATGACCGACGCAGCACTTGCAGCCACGCCCAGGATGTTCACGGTCACCTTCGCCTTGTGTTCGCGCAACTGGTTGTAGATCGCCACCCCTTCGAACATGTCCCCGCCGGGGCTGTTGATGTTGACTTCCACGTCACGGTCGCCAATGGCGCGAAGCGCCCCCGCGATACGCTTAGAGGTGACGCCCTCGCCTGTCCACCAGTCTTCGCCGATCACGTCGAGGATGCTGATGGTCGTATCCGAAGAATCGCCAGCAGCAGCGCTGACGGTGGGCGACCACTTGGCGAACGCACTGGGCAACACAAAGGACTGAATCCCGCCGCGCCCGCTGGCGCGAAGCTCAGGTAATTGTTTTAGGCTCATTGGCTGCCTTTCGGTTTGAGGATGGTTCACCCAACGTGTTGAACTTGGGATTTGGATCTGCGGGGTACTCAGCCAAGTCCCGCACTTCGTTGGCCGTGTGCCACGGCTGATGTCCGCCAGCGCCCAGTGCTTTGGCGAAATAGTCCGCCTGGTCTTTGAGCGTGCCTCGCATGAGCGCACGCTCGTTGAATTTGAAATACAGCGTCTCGCGCTCTCGATCGGTCAGGAGCGACCGAGCAAGTGCCTGCTCCCAGGCAACGAAGCGCGGAGCCAACGTGTACTGCACAAAGAAAATTGCTAGCTGTTCGATCCCCGATCCCCAGCTGGTGTCGTCCATCATCAGCAGTGGACGAGGCACGCCATACAGCCGCGCCACTTCTTCAATCTGATGGTTCCGGTTCTCGATCTGCTGCGCGTCCGACGCCGTGGAACTGAAGCGGTTGGCCTTGGCCCCCTCTTCCGCGATCATCCATTTATTGGCGTTTTCGGCCCCGCTGTATTCAGCGGTCAACGACTCTTTCATGCGGCGATACGCCGTATCTGAAAGGGCGTTGGGGACTTCAATTGCCCCTCCAGCCATCACACCAGTCTTGAACACGTTCGCCGCGGCCCGCTGCGCCTGCTCAGCAAGTTCGAACACCTCAGTCGAAAGCTGGCGCTTGGATAGGCCGACTATCCCGTCTAAGGACAAGTCGCGCACATGCAGGATTTCGTCTTGATCCAGCGTAAGGGTGCCGCCGTTCTCCGTCGTGCAGCGGTACTGCATGCGCCAGGCATCGGTCAGCTTCCCTTGCACTCGCCCCTTTTCGAACGGAACCAGATGTATCGGCCGCCCCCCTGCCCGAATGATTCGGGCATATGCATTGCCCTCGGTTTCAAGCAGCAACTGCATCTGGCTCTTGAACTCCATGGGCGTCTGCCAAGGGTTGGGCTTGAAGCGCAGCAGCTTGTAGGCCGGGTGCTCCTTCGCCGCGCGCTTCTCGTCGCCGGAGTGGTACAAGTTCGTCGGCAACATGCCCAAGCCATTCCCGACCAATGACAGGCAGCGCAATGCGGCAGTATTTCGAAGCATCCTGCTGGCTTCGCCCCGCTGGCCGTGCCGAAGGAACTCCAGGAATGCCGGATCGTCCAGGCCGGTGAACGTAATCCCCTGCGCGCTGGCGTGCGGGCGTGCCTGGGCCTCCGGCACCCCACGCCGGAATAGCTTGTCCAGAAATTTCATTTGTTTTGCCCTATAGGAAGCGCAAACCCCGGCTCTCATACACGGACTTGCCGCTGGCCGATGGGTTCAGAGCCATCAGGTGACTGGCGTCGAAAAGCGACATCAGAGGATCAATCTTTGCCGTCCCGCTCGCTTGCTTTGTGATTAGGATCGAATTGGCGCGTTGTTCTACCCGAGCATTGCTCACGGACCAGGCCATCATCGGCCTACCTCCATGCAGGAAAGTGCCCTCAGCGAGCTTGCGCTCAACGGTCTTGATCGTGCCGCCCATGCGCCAGCCCTGCGATACGCCGACAAGCAGCTGTTCGGGAATCTCCGCTTCGGCAAACGCCTCGGCAAAGGTGATTCCACTCGGGTCCGCGCCCACGCCTTCCTTTTCCGGAAAGAGCCCAGCGTCGTAAATGCGCTTGATGATCTGGGCGAGTTCTGTGACGTCTTCGCCAATCTTGTTGACGATGACCAGATCTTTGTCCTGCTCAAAATCACGGAGACGCGGGGCGATTTCTTTACGACGCTCCAGTACAGAGGGATGCGCCCACGCCCGCCCCCAGTGCAACCATCGGCCCGTCCCTATCTCTCGGCCGATCAGGCCAAGACCCAGCAAGTCATCCAGCCCGCCACCGTCAATACCTCCGGTGATTACCTCCACGCGGCGCATGAAGTCGCCCAGCAGGCGCAGCCCCTTGTCGGCCTGAGACTGCCAATGGTCAGCCCCAGCCCATCGATCAGATCGTAGGTTCAGGCCGATTTCGACGTTCAGGTGCTTCGCCAAAAACTGCTGGAATGCGCCGTCCGTCCTGGCGCGCAGCAGCTTGAGCTGATCTTCCAGCCACTCGGCGCTGACTGAACGACCAATGTTGGGATTGGTGAAATAGAAGTTGGCCGGGTCAAGGTATGCCTTAGCCTCAAGCATGTCGTCCGGAAACTCATAGAGAATTCCCAGGGTCTTGGGGTCAACGACCGTTCCTTCCCGAACTTGCCGCCAGTAGGCCAGCTTTTCCTTAAAGACACCGGCCGGCGGATCATCGCTTTGGGTAGTCAGGTAGATCACCCAGCCTTCATCCCGCGATATTTGGCCGCCGAGCGCCTCTAGGAACATCGCCACTGCGTTAGCGCGCTTGCCGAATAGCCACAGCTCATCAACCAAGATGCGACCGGACTTCTTGCCGGACACCGTGTCGGTATCGGCGGCCACCACCTTAAGGCTATTGCGTGTCGTCCGATGGGTAATGGTGCGGATGTGGTCCTGAACGTGGAACATGTCCGACAGTTCCTCATCCGCCCGAACCATTGCTGCCGCCGGCTTGAAGCTGTTGTCTGCGACCTCCTTGGTCGGGGCCAGGATCAAATGTTCCTCTTCCTGGCGCCAGCAGATGATTACCGCCGTCAGCATGATGCCGGCAGCTATGGTCGACTTCGTGTTCTTCTTACTGATCAGCAGTCCATATTCCCGGATGCGTTGCTTTCCGGTTTCGACGTCATATCCGCCGAAGATCGCCCGCACAAAGTCAAAAACCCATTCTTCGGAGCATTCCCCGAAGGTCTGGTGTCGGTACGTCCCAATGGCTTCGTCATAGACCTGGGCCAGATCAACGACCTTGAGCTGCTTGAAGATGCCCAGTGCATATTCGGCCTGGTCGGGATAGATGGGCGGCGGAATGATCGACTTGCGCGTGCGCAGACGTTCCGCCCAATCCGGGCACGCGGTTGTCCAGGTCATGACCTAGCCTTTCCCGACAACGCGCAGGTGTGTAGGAGGTGGCGGCGGGCCGAACCGCCCGCCCGCCGCCTTGTTTGCTGCCTCCTGTTTGGCGCCCTTCTTGCCCTGTTCAGCAATCTTTCCGTGCGTGAACGGCATCAGAGCCTTCGCAGCCTCCATCCTCAGCTTTGGTTCTTCGCCGAGGTCGTTCATGATCGCCACCAGCACGGCACGCGGGTCTGAGGTCAGCCCCAGCGCTTTTAGGCCCATGCTTTCGCCGGAGTCGGCGGCGCTTAATTCGTCACGGGTAACGTCAAGCGGCGGTGCGGAATCCGGCTTTTTGTTAACCGAATTTTTGTTAACTCTTTTGTTAACTTGGGCAGTCCGCCCCAGAGCGGCCAGTACATGCTTGTCACGCATCAATCGAGCGGCTGCTTGGGCCGCCCCGTTTTCGCTGTAACCCGCATGAATAGCGGCTTTCGCACCGGATAGACCCGACAGCAGCGCATCGACGAAGCGGCGCTTTTTGTCGGTTAATGCCATAGGTTTTGGTTAACAAAAGTGGGTTAACAATTTTCCGAAACGGGGAAATTTTCTGCGCGTGAGGGAACAGGTGGTTTCCAGTCCGGCAACCCGCCAGACTTTCGACCCGCCCCCCTCTGCCATGGCCTCAGCCACCCGCGTACAGGGCCGCCAGGACCCGACGCCGGAGCGGCTGGGCGCGCACCATCACCATGACCATGCGACGCGCTACGGCCTTCTGGTGACGCAGACGGACAGGCCACGCCTGATCCAGCGCGCCACCTTGGCGGCGTCAGGCGTTGCACCGGTGATCTGCGCGGCCAACGCCACGCCAGACAGATACCAACGCACCCACCACGCGACGCGAACCGAGACCATGACTGTGTGCTGTGCCATTACGCGCGGCCCCTGTATCCCATGTCCTGCCGTGTCTTGGCGTCGTGGCATCCGACCTTGCGCCCGTGCGCGTCGCGTGTCACGCACAGCACCTGCGTGTTTGCGTCGGTGTCATCGCCGCCGTCGAACAGGCTTACCTTGTGGTCAAGCTCGAATCCGTGCGGGTACAGGGTCAACGCTCCGCAATGCGCGCAGTGCGGATTAGCAGACCAAATACGCAACCGGCGGTCTTGCAGCTTGCGGCCTGTCATCCGCTTGGCGCTGGGCGTGGGCGCTGCGGTCAGCCTGGAACCAGCCATCGCAATGCGCGGCTTGAGTGTCTTGAGCTTTGCCATGCCTACGCCGCCGCCACTATGGCCGCGTGATCGTCGATGATCTCGACCTCGACCTCATACGTGTATCCCGTGCTGGTGGAACGGCTGGTGATGTACGCCCTATACGACACGGTGGGCGAATCCAGGCTGACACCCAACTTTTCCGCTACGCGTTCAGCAATGACGCGTAGCGCCACGTCCTGTTCGACCTTTGCGGTATGTACATCGCGGTGCTGCTTGTTGGTGTAGATCTTCATGGCTTCCACCTGTCTTTGAATAGGTGCCGGGTGCCACCAACTGCACACCGCCCGGCGCGATGCCCCTAACCTCGCACGCCACGCCCAGCGCGCAGCCCCGTGATGGCGAAGGGGCAGAAAGGCTATAAAAATAATTGCAATGCTATATAGCTTTCACTATAATCATTTCATACCAAACAGAGCGCAACATGTTCAAGATCAACTGGGGCAAGAAGGCGAGAAAGCAGCTGGCAAAGGTTGACGGCTCCGACCGCAGCCGCATTGCCCACGCCGTCACCGCCCTGGCCGATCTGCCGAACGCTCAGAACGTCAAGGCCCTGACCAATCACCAGTACGGCTACCGTCTCCGGGTTGGCAATTACCGAGTCCTGTTCGATGCTGATACCGTCATCCGTATCGTGGAAATCCAAGAAGTGAAGAAGCGCGACGGCAACACCTACTGAAAGGAACCAGCCATGAACCTGCATCCCACCATCGTGGAGGCCGACGGCAAGCCGGCCTTTGTCGTCCTGCCCTACGCCGAATATCTCGAACTGACGCGCGCACAAACCGCGCCGGTCCCGTCCGATGTGCGTATTCCCGCCGATGGGACCGTTCCGCATGAGGTCATCCTGTTGATGACTGACAACGACTGGAGCATCATCCGCGCTTGGCGCGAATACCTCGGCGTGACGCAGATTGAAATGGCGTCCCGCCTGGGCATCCGTCAGCCCAGCTATGCAGCGATGGAAGCGTCTGACGCGCGCCCACGTAAAGCCACACGTGAGCGCATCGCGGCCGCACTGGGCCTTCAGTTCGATCAGGTCGATGCGTGACTGACGGTCTCCAATGCAAAAGCCCCGACCGGACTATCCGTATCGGGGCTTTCGTTTGTCTGGAGCGGGCTGCGGGGATCGAACCCGCGTAGGCGGCTTGGAAGGCCGCAGCCTGACCACTCGGCCAAGCCCGCCAACACCAAAATGCTGCACCGCTTCAAGCCGGACGTGGCCGAAAGGCGTATTGACGTCATTCACGGGCGATGCGCCAATGCACTAAAACGATGCAAAGGCACTAAGGAGGTGCGCGATGTTGAACGATTACAGCAAGCCGGCCCTGGAGCTAATGGTGGCCGCTGACGACGGCACGACATACCGTATAGAAAGGCGAAGCCGCTTTTTACCGGGAGAGGAACACCCCGCATTCTTCTACTGCTGCCTGCCGGACGGTCGGCACGTATCTTGGCTTGGGTCTGGGCGCTATCAACTTCCGGACGGCACGGTAGTTAAGATGGTCGCGTCTCGCATACGAGATTAGATTCGTCCGCGCTTTGCTAGAGCTAGGCTCAATCGCCCGCCTTTTGGTGCCCCGCAGCCGCTTCGAAAGCGCGCGCGACCTCATCCGGCACGTCTGCACCTAACACGTCATGTTTCCATCCGCGCTTCGGCGGCCAGGGCACGCCCAATATGGTCAGCTGCCTCTTGTTGTAGCCGCCGTTCGGGGTCTGCCAACGCAGCAGCCAGTCATCGGTGATCTTCATTGGTTGTTCGAAAATCGACAAGAGCAAAAAGCAAAAAACCCGCTGCTTTCGCTGGCGGGTTTTGTTTTGGCGCAGTAATCCACCTTATCTGTTAGGACCGTATTCTGGGTGAAAAAAATCCCATGGTCAACAGAATTTTTATCCAACTACGAGCCCGTCTACCCATTGGCCACGGCTTTGTGCGGTTCAAGGGATGAAATATTCACAGCCCGAACAGCATATTTTTCCCGCAATGCAGCTTCTCTGTCGGGGTCGCGCAATACAGTAAAACCGGGCCGTTCGGCCAAGCGACGCTTACGGTCCTGCGGGCGAAGTTCAGAGACAGGCGCATTCTGGAAAAAATCGCGATTGCCACCGTCGGCCCACGATTCGGAATACACCCCATGGGTCAAGACAACGTCGAACTGATCCAATTCTACGTGGTAGTACTCGATCCACCCCATCCGCGCTTCTTGAACGATGGTGCTCCCATTGACAAGACACTTCGCGCGCACCAACACGCCATCCAACAAGAGATGATGCCAGGGTGAAACCCACAAATCGGATCCTGGCAGATTGTGACCAAAGGCGTGCTGCCGAATCCTAATTGGCCACGTCGCCGCACGCTCGTTATCAGAACGCAACAGCGCGACACGATACTTGCGCCAGCCCACCCATTTCACGTGGCGCGTTCCCGAAAGCCCGAGGACCTGATCGCCAGGCTGTAAGGACTCAATGGCGACCTCACCATCTGGGGTGCGCACAAGCGTACCTTTTAGGAAACAGACTGGCATCACAAAGGTACCGTTGCTGAAATAACTTTGCGGATCCGCAGCAATGATTGCGCCTATCTCCGGAGCCATGTTCGTAATCGACATCATTACCGGCATGGCACCACTCAGGAAGAGGGCGGAGCCAGTTCCGGATGCCGCATCGTAGTTAAACCCCGACAAAATCCCACCAGGTACATGGACGGAATCTCCTGCGCTCATCCCGCTTATTGTCACAGGGCCCGAAACACCAGAGTTGACATATGTGAAGCTGCCATCTCCGTCGCCGCTGAACTCCACGTTCAGATTTACGACACCACCCGAAGGCACAGTACCAAACTGACTGACGGTGGCCGAAGAGTTGCCGTCAATCAGGAGCTTGCCTGGTATTGAGGAAGCATCGGCGACCGCGAACAGTAGATCTGACGCTTGAAGATGGGCGCCATTAGTGACGACCACAGTCGCGCCTGTAGACGGAAACGTAAAGAGTGGAACTGAAGCAGAGAGGTTGACGCCATCCACAGTCAACGTATTAGGCCCCAGCATCACAAGCGCGCTGTTATCCACACCGTCCGCACTGGTCGCATCGACTGTTACGTTAGTTTCTCGCAAATCGACAACAATATTCGCCATTGATGTTCCTTAGGCCGTGTCTTATTAGGGCGGTGAAGGAGGCGCCCACGCGCGGGCACAGGCACAAGCCGCACCTGCTCTCCCATAACCAATTGAAACAGTAATTAAGATTAAAGCAGATGATCGAAAGACCGAACACTTATTATTGACAAATTTCTTCTATACGTTACGTATGTATTCAAAGTCAAGGGCTAAACAAGATGCGCACCTGGCTCCCGGGCTATCCATCCGCAGGTCTTTAAGCGGTCGGCAATTTCCCGGATTGCCTCAGGATGCAATCCCATTTGCATAGCCGGGCCTCCGAACAGCCAGCGCTTCAGTTTGGCACTGTGTGCACCCGCCGTTTTTTCGTCGACGTCGTATCTTTCCGCTAGCTCAGCTAGCGTGACCTTCGCGCCCAGCAGCCGCTGGATCAGCGCGGAGCGCAGCCGCCCGTTAGATACGCACCCTGGCAATGCCGCGGCAGCAGACACTGTCGTGAGCTCACCCACAGCATCTGACCATTCCGGGTTCACCCTCCATCCGCCGCAGCATGCCGCCCGGCATTCGCACGGCACTTGCTGGGGCGCGATGCTCGCCACCAGCACCGCCTGGTGCAGAGGAGCGAGGCGCGCAAGCTCTGCGCGGATCATGCCAGCCTGCCCTGCACCGTCCACGCCCGACAGACCTTTGCCCTCCCCCTCCGACTTGCCGGACATAGCTTTGTTCATCAACGGCCGGTCATATTGCTGCATCGAGTAAGTCAACGCGTACACCAGCGCGGCGTGGGCGGTACTGAAAAGCGCCTCCGGCTTTTCTTTCACGGCCGGGGCCGACGGTACGCGAGAAAGCGTATAGGTAGTCATCAATAAATCCCCGGGGAATAAATCACTTTCGCGGGCAACATTTCCCGCATCCATTGCATTGCCGCTTCCCATCCCAGCGTGACGGTATACCGCCCCCGGACAGGAAAAATCTTCGGGTTCACGTCGTGGGCGTCAACCATGACCGATTCACCACGCGCCCCCGATTGTCTGTAGACCAGTACCGGCACGCCGTCCTGGCCTGCCTGCTCCTGCGTCTGGCGCCACCAGGCGGGCAAGCAAAGCGTGTTCGCGTGCTTGCATTCGATGCTGATGCGCGCGAAGGCCGGATCGTCTGCAACCACGTCGCTATCGCCGACCGCGTTGCGCACGCGCCGCCGCCAGACCTTCCCGGTCGCCTCGGTCAGCATGTTGGCTACCTTGCGCTCAAACGCCGCGCCCTTGTTGCGTGCCATTGCGCCGCTCATGCCTGTGCCCCCTGCCCCGCGTCCAGGCGTAGCGCGTTACGCGCCATCGCAACGATTCCCGGCGAGTAGCGTTTGCCATTGGGGTTATCGGTCTCGGCGATGATCCGCTTCCACCCGCGCAACGGATCACGGCCGGACTGGTTCATGATCCCCGTCGCACCGATCTTGCGCATTTGCTCTTCAGCTTGCGCGCGGCTGGACGCCGTAACCACCGGAGCGGGCAGAGCCTTGACCATGGCGGGGATGGGCTTCCATTCGCCTCGGGCAAGGACTTCGTTCAAGGACCGTTCCCAGCGCGCCTTCATCGTTGTGTAGGGGCAATGCTGAAGGTCATGCGCCCCCACCTCTACCGCCGCCCAGAAGATGGCCGGATGCGGCCAGGTTCCCGGCTCGCCGTTGTGCCGGGCGGCCATTCCTGCGACCGCCGTGTAAAACGCCACCTCGGGTTCAAGCGCCGGCCGGCAGGCCCGAATGAACTCGCCCACGCTGGGCGGCCAGTCGGGCGACATGCGACGGCATGCCCGCAGCCCTTCGGCCACGTCCTGCGGCGTCAGGTTCTCTTCGTCGAACGCTTCCGCCCAGGCAGTCTTCCAGTTTTCGATGCTGTCCATGTCCGGGAAGTCCTTGAGCCACCGCCCCCCATACGTGCCAGAGAGGCGATTCCAAAGGTGATCGATTGCCGAAATTCCTTCGAGCGTCGTGCGAGGCAGCAGCCACGCGTTGACAGCCTGCTCAGGCGTCGATTGTGCGACCGTCGTCATAGTCCATGCCTCCTTGGGCGCGAGTGCGGTTGCGGTTTACGTGGGCGGTTGGATTGAACTTGCCGGGACGCGGTGCGCCCCCGATTGCTGCGCCGCTCGGGGCAAACAGCCCTTGCCAGCTTTTGCCGATGGCGTGCGTGATGACAGCCTCCGGCGTGTGGCCTTGCTTGCGGTATCCGTCCAGGTCCGTCACCTGCTGCTTGGCGGCCTCTTCGGTCAACGGCTTGCGGATCTGCACGCGGTGACGAACCCAGCGCCCCCACAGTTCAGCATCCAGCCAATCCGGCAATTCCACGCTCATCGGGTCGAACCCCGGCGAGCGCTTGCGCACGCCTTTAGGTTCATTGACGGTTCCTTGACGGTTCAATGACGGTTCGGGTGCAGCACGTTCACCCCGTGGCGTCGTCAGATTCACCCCGTGACGTCGTGAGCTGCACCCCGTAGCGTCGTCAGATTCACCCCGTTCGTTACGGGGTGCAGCAGGTTCGCCCCGCTCGTCATCTTTGGAATGTTCCACGCGGGGTGAAACTGGTGCACCCCGTGAAAGATCAATGTCGTAGCAAACCGGACGCTGATCGGCACGCCGGATGTAGGCTTTGACCAGATCCTGATTGCCGCGCTGAATTACCTTTTGGGTTTCCAACTCACGCAGCTTGTTCTGCACCGTTCGAGTAGACAGCCCGGTGTCTTCCGCCAGAGTAGCCACAGAGGGGAAAGCGCCCTCACCCTTTGGCCCCGCGTAATTGGCAAGGCACAACAGCACGTGACGGGCGGATGCCTCGGTCACAACCCTTTGCGCCAAGGCCCATGTCATCGCCTGAACGCTCATGACGACTCTCCATACAAAAGTTGAAACCCCTGCTCGACCTCATCAGGCCACTTGCCTAAGGCAATGATCCGCAGACGCGTAAGGCGCAAGCCGGGGATGAAATAGCTAAGCTTCAGCGCTGCCGCTGCCCGTGATTGATCAATGAACCAATGGCACGGCCCGCAGCCGAAGGCGATACACCAGTCATGCGCTTTGATTCCCTTTCCCTTGCCATCGCGCAACCGATTGGAGTGGCAGGCAACCGTCGTCTCTTTGTCGTACCGGCAATACCCGGGAACGCGTAAGAGACATTCCTCGCCTTTGGCAAGATCAAGCAGCGCCTGGTTGCGATAGATCGTCTTGGGCGGCTTCTTGCCCTTCTTGCGCGCCTTCATAGACGCGCGCGGGGGCGGCATGGGGGCGGCGGCCCGAATCGGCGCGGCACGCATCATCGGCGTGGTGCTGCGCTTCATCGGCGTCTTGTTCTTGAGGGGCGTGCGGCGCATCAACGACATTCCGCCCCCGGCTCAGCCTTGACCCGCCACCAGTACGGGAACTTCCAGGCATTCGTGCGACGCTTGACCAAGCCCGCCTGGGTGGCGTCGAAAAGGAACGATTCAACGGCGCAGGCGGCAGCAACAGCCCGCGTCGTGCTTCCCCACGGATCCACCGGCACAAGGGCAGGCTCTACGATGCTTCGCAATGCCGGAACGTCAACACGACGCGGGGTATTGATGATGGCCAGCTTGACCGCTTCCACGGTTTCAGGCGGCACCCGATACCCTCGGAACATGTGCAGGCAGTCAGCCATAGATGCCGCTCCACTTCACAAACGGCTTTCGCACGGCCTCATGAAAGAGCGCCGCCGCTTCGGCGTTGTGATCCAGCTGCGCACGGCTGGTGATACCGCAGGCATCACGGACGAACTGCGCAGCATGCTGCTGGGCGGTCACACCCTGGGGGGCGGCACCGATGCGGGCAACAACCCAAGCCTGGAACCGGTCGTTCCCGCAGAGTTGCCCAGCCGCACGCGCCAGCGCGCCCCCCTTACGCTCCGTGGACGGGACACGCGCCCGCACGGGTACACCAGACGTCCCACGGGTCAGCATTGCACCCTCGACACATTGCGAGCGCCGCGGAACGCCAAAACGGCCAAGTCCATGAAGAGCGTGTACAGCGCGCTCCGCTCATCCGGGTCGATCTGACCGTCCGCCATCGCTTCCAGGGTCGACGCATTCAAGCCTCCGACCGTGGCGCCGACTTTCAGCACCTTTTCGTGGATAGCCTTCAATTCGTCGGGCCAGCCCTCCGTTGGCGGCGGCGACACGTCCAAGCAGGTGAGCCCATGCTCGACCATCGCGTAGGTCTGCGCCCAGCGGTGGGCTACTTCAGCGCCCCCGGCCTTCTGCGCCAGCCATTCGGTCAGCAGGTCCGCCATCTCGAACGTGATCGACTCGCCCTCTTGGCCGCTCAGCTTGGCGCGCAGCGATTCGTAATGGATGCGCTTGCCGCGTCGCTCGGTCAAAAAGGTGGCCGCGTCCTTGACGCCGCCAGGCGCATTGCGCACATCGTTGTAAAGAACATCAAGCCAGTGGTGGGAGTTCAGGCGGCTGGTCATCGGGCATACCTTGGAATCGGGAAATATCAGGGTTTCGGCGTTACTCCGCTCTTCGTAAGATGCGAAGCATGAGGAGCCACTTCTAAGGAGCAACTTCCCTTTCGCGAGCAAGCTCGGGCCACACGCTGTGCCAGTCGTCAGGTCGAAGCTGCTGGCGTGTCACCCGGCGATCGAGGACCGACTCGATGCGAGCGCAATAGGCCGGGTCAATTTCCTTATCCCTTGTGAGCCAATTGCCGATCTGCTGGGGGAATGCACCGATCAACCGCGCCAGGGCCGCTTGTGAGCCGGCCAGCTTGCAGGCCGCTTCCAGCGCAACGCGATGCTTGTATTGAGTGGGTTCCATGGGTCCATCATTCGATCTAGTAAGTTCGGTCGATGGTAAACGCTTGTTTACTAATCAGTCAACTTGCGTTGATGGAATTTATAAACGAATGTTGATAAGGTGCGCCCCATGGCAATGGGCAAGAACATCCGCTTTCTCCGACTCGCAAAGGGCTTGACGCACGACGCCCTTGGAGAACTCGCGGGCACCAGCGGGCAAACCATCGATCAGCTCGAAAAGCGCGACAGTAAAAAGTCGAGTTATGCGGGTCCGATCGCGCGTGCATTCGGTCTTTCGGTTGAGGAACTACAAGAAGCCGAGGTGAGTGGACTGGACGGGGCTCAACGCTTGCTTGATGAGACGGCAAGGCGTGCGCTATCGATATCGGCACCACCGGACAACAGCAAGCATCTTGTGGCCGAGCCACCGCCCGAGTACGTGGGCCGGGCAACGCCTGGACGACTAATTCCAGTAGTAGGTATGGCACAACTTGGCGAGAACGGCTTTTACGAAGAATTGGCCTACCCTGAAGGCCATGGGGACGGCTACATCCTCCATGCTTCAACGGACCCCGAGGCATACGTGCTACGGGTAAGAGGCGACAGCATGAAGCCGGCCATCCGGAACGGATGGTATGTCGTGGTCGAACCGAATGCCGAAATTGAGCCGGGTGAGTATGTAGCGCTGCAACTTGCGGACGGCCGGAAGATGGTCAAAGAACTTCTTGTACGCCGCCGCGATGGGGACATTGAAGTCTTGTCGGTAAACGGTGAGGTGCGTATGAGCCTGCACGCTGGCCAAGTAGAAAAGATCCATGCCA